AGCAGATGATTCAGTTGTATCTACACCAGAAGTAGGTACTACCACACCAGAAGTAGGTACTACGTCAGAAGTAGGTACTACGTCAGAAGTAGGTTCTACGTCAGAAGTAGGTTCTACGTCAGAAGTAGGTTCTACGTCAGAAGTAGGCACTACAACAAATATTTCTTCAGGAGGATCTCAAATAGGCGAGCAATCACAACAACTAGGTGCTACTCAGGCTGCATCAGAAGGAGGTGGAGGTGGCGGTGGCGGTGGCGGTAGTTTTGCCGGGGGTATGCTTACGGACGAAAGTTTAAACTATGGTCTTCCTTCTTTTACAGGTGTTCCTTATCAACTTAAAGACTACGATGTTGCACTTTATGACATCATACGTAAAGGTTTATTTACATGACATATTTAAATTTAGTAAACAATGTTTTGCGTAGACTTAGGGAGCCTGAAGTTACTTCTGTGGAGAGCACTTCTTACAGTAAACTAATAGGCGATTTTGTTAATGACGCAAAAAATATAGTAGAAAACGCTTGGGACTGGTCTCCTTTGAGAACAACTCTGACGATTACTACTCAAGCAGGTGTTTTTAACTATTCACTTACAGGTAGTCAAAACAGAATTAAAGAACTTAACGTGTTAAACGACACGACAAACTCTGTTATGGAGTATCAAACATCTAGGTGGTTCGACTCAAAATTTTTGTCGTCCGCCCCAGAAACAGGATCACCACAATACTTTAGTTACAACGGAGTAGACAGCGACGGTGACACTTTAGTAGATTTGTACCCCAAGCCTGACGGCGTGTATTCAATACGTTTTAATTGTGTGTTACGCAACTCAGATTTAAGCGCAGACACTAGCGAACTCAAAATACCTTCTTCTCCTGTTATTAACCTTGCTGTAGCATTGGCATCAAGAGAGCGAGGCGAAACTGGAGGAACATCAACTCAAGAATACTTTACAATAGCTAATCAATATTTGTCTGATGCAATAGCACAAGATGCAGGACGGCACCCAGAAGAAGTAGTCTTTTACACACCTTGAGGTATGTATGTCTCAACAACTAAATAGCATAAATCTTGTAGCTCCCGGTTTTAAAGGAATTAATACAGAAGATTCTCCGATGGCTCAAGATCCGTCGTTTGCTGAAGTAGCCGACAACGCGGTTATTGACAAACGAGGTCGAGTTGCTGCACGTAAAGGCTTGTCTGTAATTACAACTAATAAAACAGCTTTAGGTTCTGCTGAAATACAAGCAATTAAAGAGTTTAGAGGCGACGGCGTTGCAACCACAGTGTTTTCTGTAGGCAATAATAAAATATTCAGTGGTACTACAACACTTACAGACAGCACTCCCGGTAGTTACACAGTTAGCGCAAACAACTGGAAGATGGTGAATTTTAATGACAAAATTTACTTCTTTCAAAGAGGCCAAGAACCACTGGTTTTTCCTGACAGTGGCAATGTAATCAAACTAAGCAGTGTAGCAGGAGCTGCTGGAGTAACTTCTGCTAAGTACGGTAACGAAGTTTTGTCTGCCTTTGGCCGTCTTTGGACTGCTGATTTTGCTACGGATAAGTCTACGATTTACTGGTCTGATTTGTTGATTGGACATGATTGGTCTGGCGGTACTAGCGGCAACATTGATATTTCAAAAGTATGGCCTGATGGTTACGATGAAATTGTTGCTTTAGCCGCTCATAACAACGCGCTTATCATATTTGGCAAACACAGTATTGTTGTATACGCATTGCCAGCAGACTTAGACCCAGCAAGCATGGTACTTTCAGACACTGTAGCTGGAGTTGGATGTGTAGATAGAGACACAGTACAACACACTGGCACTGACGTATTGTTTTTGTCTCATACTGGTCTACGTAGCTTTGGCAGGACAATACAAGAAAAATCTATGCCAATTACTAAATTGTCTTCAACAATAACAAAAGACATTATAGACTTGTTGTCGTCACCCTCAGAAACTTTTACTTCTGTTTACTATCCAGAAGAAAACTTTTATTTACTTACATTTAGAAATCAGAACGTAACGCTTTGTTTTGATTTAAGAGGTACAATAGAAGGAGGAGCTTTGAGAGTAACTCGATGGCCCGGAACTGGATTTACTGCTTATGAAAGAAAACAAGACGGAGAACTTTTAATCGGCGGTGTTCACGGCATTGGAAAATACTTTGGTAATCAAGACAATGGACAAGCCTATCGCTTTAAGTATTTTAGTCCAGAACTTACATTTGGCGACCCGTCAAAACTTAAGTTTCTTAAAAAAATACGGCCTACTATTGTAGGAGGAAGTGGTGCTAATATAATTATGAAATGGGGCTATGATTTTACATCTGTGTTCACTTCTTCGACTTTCTCCTTAGACACTCAATCAAAAGCAGAATTTAGCGTAGCAGAGTTTAATGTTGGTGAGTTTTCTTTAGGGCGTCAAATAACACGAGAAGCTATAAACACTAACGGAAGTGGTGGAACTCTCCAAATTGGTATGGAATCTGATATCAACAACTTTGAATTATCTTTACAAGAAATTAACGTACTAGCACTAGTAGGTAAAACACTATGAGTAATTATACTAAAACTACTGATTTTGCTGCAAAAGATACTTTACCTTCTGGTGATGCTGGCAAAATTATTAAAGGAACTGAGTTTGAAACAGAGTTCGACGACATTGCTACTGCAATAGCAACCAAAGCTAACCTTGCATCTCCAACATTTACAGGAACAGTAACAATTCCTGCATTGACGTTTACTGGGACTTTAACTACAGGAACAATAAATGGAGGTACGTACTAATGTCTAAGTATCTTGGAGGGGGCCTAGCGGCTGCGGGTCTCGCGTTAGCCGAAAAGGGTTATAGCGACATTGGTGATATAGGACAACGCGGTTTTGATGAAATGACTGCTTTGGCTGGTCAAGTTTCAGACATGCTTGAGTTTCAGCCTTACACAGTTACTACAGCAACTGGTGGACAGTTCGGGATGACTCAAGACCCTGTTACTGGTCAAATGTCGTATAACCTACAAATGTCTCCAGAAGAACTAGCTTTCCAACAAAGTTTGTTTAATCAGGCTCAAGAAATGTATAATAGAGCTTCCGTTTCTCCTGAAGAACGAGAACAACAAGTTTTTGATAGAATGATGACAGCTATGAGTCCTAGCCAAGAGCGTGATCGTTTAGCTCTCGAACAGCGTTTAGCGGCCCAAGGACGTTTAGGCGTACGCACAGGAATGTTTGGAGGTACTCCTGAGGGACTAGCACTAGCAAAAGCACAAGAAGAAGCCCGTAATACGGCTATCTTAAATGCTATGACTTTTGCAGGAAAAGAACAACAACTTCAGTCGCAGTTGGGGTCTGGTATGTTAGCTTCAAGTTACTTGCCTCAGGCTCAGTTGTTAAATGCTCTACAGCCCGGTATGACAGCAGCAGAACAAGATAGAATGCAATCGTCTCAACAAGCTAAGTCCTACGCACAAACATACGCCTCAGGTATTGATGCTTTGTTAGCTGCTGCTTCGGGTCAAGCAAATATTGCTGGTGGTGTCGGTGGAAACATCGCAAAGTCCGCTATTGGCGGCTTATTCACTACTACATAAGGAGAATATAATGGCTACGCTTTCGCAACAACTTCTAGCTAATTTAGCTAACCCTAATATGTCTCGTAGTTTGTTTGACTTAGGAACTGCTATTGGTGGTGTTCCGGATCAAATGAGACAACAACGAAGAAGTAAAGAACTGGCTGAAATTATGAAGCTAGGTAACGCTGCCTTGGTTACTGGAGACGCAACAAACATCGGTCGTGTCCGTCGTCAACTAGAAGCAGCAGGGTTTGCTAGAGAAGCTACTGCAATGGCTGAAGCAGAAGCACAAGCTCGTAAAAAACAAGCATCCCAAGGCATGTTAATGAATGTAGTTTCTGGAGAAAAACTAAACCCTGAGGTTATACGCGAGCGTATTGGGGAAGGGCTTACGGCTCAGGACCTTACGTCTTCTATGGCTATCCAAAAAGCATTGTTTCCTCCTTATCTGACTAGAGAAGCACAAATTGAGCTTCTTGATAACTTTACACCTGAAAGTGTACAATCAGCAGTAAAAGAAGAAAGTCTAGCAGAGCTTCTTCCTAAACAAGACGCTGATTTCGACTACTCCGAAACTATACGCGAGTGGGTAGACCCCGCTAAACCTGACAAAGTAATACTTAAGACAATTCAGGGAGACGACGGTAATCCTTATGAGCTAGGAACTAAGTCTATAGAAAATCCCAAAGGCCGTAAAGTACTTGAAACTGAGATAAAGCCTTTGCAGCTACGAAAGTCTGGAGGGGTGCAGGTAAACACAGGAGTCCAAGACCCTTACTTAAAGCGAGGTCTAGAGCAATTAGCAGAATTAGACACAAAGGCAATAGAAGCTGGTAACTCTTCATTAGCC